TAAGAGTTGTGCTGCCTCGAGAGGCATCTTTACTATGTGCTTGTCGACATGATACTCTGCGCATTTGTCTAGGTCTTCATCTAAATAAAATAAATTCATTACGCAATCCAGCACTTATACTTTGGGCACTCGCCATTCTCTGGCTGTACAGTAGCTCCACAGTGTTCGCACTCTCCGTAATGGTATATGTCAAACTCTTTTGTTTCTGAGTTCCACATATTGACTGTTTTGTGTTCGTTTGTTTCTGTATTTTTCATATGTATATTATACTAAAATTATAACCATATGTCAAGTATTATTTTGTGATTTCTTACAATATGGACATTTAGTGCCAATGGGTGCATAAACTATATCACACACCCACTTGCAGTAGTGTTTCCACATTGTCTCCATGGTTTACTTGCTATTGATTTTGTCCTTGGCTGTACCAGCGTAAAGACCAAACCAAGCCGCACCTGCGCCAACAACGATACTAATCAAACCTGATTGTTCCATTGAAGGTTCTGGTAAATCCATAAACCATATTGTACATTTATAGAGTAGTACAATGTATACTGTTAGAAATAAACGAGGGAAGATTCTCCAAGCGTCTATCATTGAAGATAGCCAAATCCAGCGTTGCCACGGATTCTCAGGTTCTTTATCGTTTTCTAACTTTAATATTTCAGCTTTCAGATTACTGTTTTCGGTAACGAGTTCCATAAACTTATTAAGGTCTATCTCTACTTCATTCCTTGACATATCTCCTGAAAACTGATTACTTGGTTCTGCCATATTGTTCTCCTACGGCTTCCAATCATACCAATCTTTCCTTTTATAAGGCTTATCTCCTCTCTCTCGAAAGTGAAAGCTAATTGATATTCTTGGACTCAGGGTTTCTACCCTATGAAATTGCCCTTTTGGAATGTAAAGTAAATCACCTTCGTCAAGAACAAAACTGTCTAACAAGGTTGTACTATCTGGTCTGTACGGCATGCCCTTGTTATGAAACTCTTTGTATATAAACCACCTAATCTTACCCCTTACATGAAATAAAAAATTATCTGTGCTGTCTGAATGAATACTAAATACTTTTGCATCCTTTTGACTACTGCAATAAACATTTGCTTGCCCAATACCATAATGTTTTTCAAATTCTTGGCACTGTTTCCATAGTTTTTCATTTAGAAACTCACTGATGGTTAGTATAAAACTGTGTCCATCTTTCCACATTCTAAATAAATCTTCTCTGTTTTTAAATTCGGGGGATTTTTTCTTGCACCATTTGTTACCATCATGGTCAACTACTTGTAACTGTGGTGTTCTATCCCATTGGCTTATTTTGTATTGATTTAAATAATTGTCAAATTCTTTCCAACTAAAATAATCTTGAAATCTATCTTCAGATTTAATTACAAAATGTTTTTTACCTTTATACTCTTCGTAAAATTTGTCAACACCCATTGGGCCTAGTAGCTCTTCAAATTTCAAGGTCTCTTACCTCGTCTACTAAACTCCACCAATAATCTGTTATATCTCTTCTTCTGTGGGTTGCTTTTGCACTCATCAAATAAGGACTATGCCAAGGTTGATAACTTAACGCAGTCAAATGTAAATGAAAAATATTGTCTAAAGGATACTCTGGCAGTGTATTATTTTTTTCATCATACTCTCCATCAGTAATATCTCCATCAAAACAATTCCATCTAGAGTCTAATCTAACTACTGCATTATTTTTTGATGCGTCGTTAGGGTCGCCTGCTTGGCGTATTCGCTCCATAAATATCCATTTAAAACTAGGTTGTACAGCTCCCCAACTATGGCACTCTTCCCAATTAAAGAACTTATGAGTCTGAGAGCAGTCCATCATCATCATACTATCACAGTAGCCTCCTCTCGGACCTCCCTTTACTGATAGTTTTGAGTCGTATACCATTGCAAAAGGTCTACCTAACATATTTATACTATAAAATTCTGCAATGTCTCTAAAATTTATCATGTCCATATCCATATAAATAGCATTGCCTTTAAACCCCATGAGTTTTGGTATTACATACCGCAGTCCTGTAAAAGGAGTTCCCCAACCAAATGAAGATACTCCAGGAAACATGCTAGGTCTCAGAAAAGTTACTTTTAAAGGTCTACTAGAATTTTTATGTAATGTATACAGCAATATTTTTTCCTGTATTCTATCAGCAGGATGGTCACTTGCTCCAATAAATATTGGTATAGGGGTTTTATTGTGTGGTTTTGGTACTTGAATTAAATGACAGTTGCCATCAGTACCTAATGGATAGCCATGCTCTGGAACATGATAATAGCCATTTGCTTTTACATACTTTTCATCTGCTCCATGTCCTGTCACATTTTCTTCTATTTGTCTATTTTCTTGATGATGGTGTATGTACTTATCATCTACAGGTATATTAAAACTTGCATTTGTTTGATGAGACTTTATATACTTCTCATCTGCTCTTTGACCATGTCTTTTAACTTCGTAAATATCGGTTTTCATTTGTACAATACCTCTATAAATCTATTCCCTGTTTCTGGGTACATACAACTTACTTGTTTATTTCCTACTATTTCGTACTCGTCTTCCTCTACATCTTTTACCCATATCTTTTTTAAGTCCCAAAAATCTGCTCTCCAAGAAGGGGTAGCATGTACTTTATCTATCTCTCCCATTATAGCTACAGGGTCTCTTTCTCCACTACCTAATAATATATTACTATCTAAAGATATATACACAGCTTTTCTTCTCATAGGTTGATGAAAGCCTCTCTCGTTAAATTTTATTAGGGTTATTTTCATAGGCGTTGAGTACTGAGGAAATGTTTCGCTTAAGTCTAATTGTCTTAATACTTTTTGTTTGTACTCTTGCCATACAGGATGGGTGTGTTGATAATCACCTCTTTTGTAGAATAAGATAGTAGAACACCAAGGAGAAGACCAATCACTACTCCATACGTTTCTACTCGCTATTGATTTTATTACTGATATTGTTAAGTTCATTTTCTAAAGTTGTTATTCTGTTTATTAATTCGGGGTAAACTTCAAACTCATGTAGTTCTTTACATGGATGTGAGTTATCTTCTAACTTTAATATTCTTTCTTCTAGTTCTTCGCTCCAATCTTCCAACTCCCAAAATCTATCTTGTGCTGGTTGGTTTTTATCAAACCATTTAGCGGAAGAATTTAATTCTTTTCTCCAGAATAATAATGTTAAAAATGCCTTTAGTTTGTCCATCTTTGGTTTACTATAGAGTGCTCCTCAGTTGTTGTAGGTTTTACTCCTGAAATATCTGTTTTGTTTCCTTCTGCTAGAATACGCACAAACTCGTCCATAGTTGCCCCATATCTGGAAGGTAGTGTAAATTGTATGATAACTCTCTTGTGGTTGCCTAAATTTCTATCAGATAGATACTGTCTACCATCTAATTTGCCTACTAAACAATTCCAATTTTTTTGTCCTGTATACTTGGAGTCTTTATATTTATAATGTTTTCCATCTGCTACATAACTTGTTACACCAATACCTGAATTCCATATAAATCTTGCAAAGTTTACTGGTTTGTTTTTACCACTATGCCATGGAGTCCATCCATGATGTTCGGGTTGTATTTCCCAAGTGTCCATTTCCCATGCTTGATTACTGGTTTTTTGTCTTATCCAATTTAATAACTGATACTTTGTAAAACAAGGAACAGGTTTGTTAAATGTTTTTACACCTGTTCTAGCTGAAGGGTAATGTTCATACTCATTAGTAATAAAATGTCTGCCTGAGTAGTCTACACCATTAGACTCTTCTATCGTACCATCATCTGCATCCATAACTGCTTTAAGTCTTGCCATACTAACATTTGGTGGTGGTAGATATCTAAAAGTTGTTGGGTGTCTTAATACCTGCTGTGCTAACTTATCTAAATCTTCTAGTATACCTCTGTTGTTTATTAAAAGTTTTTTCATTTCTCATCTTTTATCTCGCTTGGAGCTGTAACTGTTCGATAGTATATTACTACTTCTCCTAGTTGATTGATGTACCTTTTTAATTCTTGCATATCTTCTGACATGACTTTATAATCTCCAATAGTTGTTCCTACAAATAGTACTTCTCCATTGTTCTGTTCTTTCATTTCATCCAAGAACTGGTCTAGGTAGGTATAACCTTCAGGCCACTCTGGGTTTTCTGTATCTTCTTTAAGACAAGACTTTGGTCTTTTCATACTGCCGTCATCTTGTACTCTTTTGATACATGGGTTTGTAATTCTTGCATTTGATACTACCCACCACTGAGGAGCTGTAAGCTCTACTGGTCTTGGTAAATCGGGTTGCATGATGTCGATTTCAATTGGTTTTGATACTATCTCTACTTTCTTAGTAGGAAGTAAACTACAACTACTTATCGTCAGTGCTAGGCACAGTAAGCTCGTATAACTTTTCTGTATCATCTTCCATTCCCTCCATCACTTTTTCACTACCATTGTTAAACCTATTAGTCATAAGACCAGGCTTTTTCAATGCTAGCATATCTAAATTGTGTCTGCTAAATATTGCAAGATACTCTGCTTTTTCAGCTTCTATTTCTGAGTTTCTTCTAGACATATTCATAAGAGACTTACCTTGTTTTTCATAAGACTCTCGCAGTGTGTCCATTGCCTCTTGCTGGGCTTGCACTGCATTTTCTAACTTAATATTGTTTTCTTTTAAGGTTTCATTCTGACTGTAAAGAAAGTAGCATAGACCTCCTAATACAACTAATCCACCTATTGTTAATTGGTTCATAATTCTTGAATCCTGTAATTAAGTCCATCAGCACCACTAATCTCCACTAATTCTCCTTCTTCTGTGATGAATGATATAAACTTTGGTTGTTTTTTGATGAACTTCTTGACGATAAACTCTTGGTCGTCTGCATCCCCCCAAGTAGCATTATAGCTCACTTTGAGACTATAATAAGTAATGAACAGGTTTTTAAACCAAAACCACCACTCGCCTACTTTATCTAGAAACTTAGACATTGCTCCAGTCTTTTCCTTCATATAGTAAAGCTTCTGCTTCTCTTCTTCGGATTAGTCCTTCTAATACTTTACCACCTGCTTTGTTCCACCTTTTGATTTGAGCAGGTACACCAGCATGGTCGCTAGCGTTGATGACTTTCAACATAGTTGAAGCGCGAAGATTTCCATTACCTAGATTGAACACCCATGATACAATTGCATCGAATTGACATTGAGAAAGTGGAACGGTTACAGCTGTGTTCACATAGTTTTCGTACTCCTCTATCTCATGCACTAGCATTTCATCTGCTTCTGCTTTAGTAATTACATCTCCTTCTTTGACATCTTTGATATGTCCATATCCGATAGTCCATACTCCAGCTGCGCACTTGTACGCTTCTGTTTCCATACCTTCGAATTTTTTGATTAGGGATAACCCCTCTATTGAAATTTGCATATTTTCTCCTATAGGTTGGGGAGCCGAAGCTCCCCTAATACATTCTGACAGTTTAAGTAAGTACTGTAACACTCTGCACCATTATGCCACCAAAGGCTACCACTAATGTATAATTAGCTACCATGTTGCAGAACTCTCCGTTCTCACATATACTATCACGAACTTTTGATAATGTTTTCATCAATTAATCTCCAAGATTTTCCTCTTGGAATCTGGAGTTCGTAACAGTCTGATTGTCAGCAATCCGTCTTGTAGACTTACTTCTTCTACTTGTAGGTCGGCGTTTAGAATAAATCTTCGTTCAAAAGACTTTAAACTTAATCCTTGATGAATGAAATTTTCATCTTCTCCTAGTTTTGTTTCTTTTTTACCCTTTATGTGGAGTTCTTTGTTATCAAAGACTATCTCCAACTCTTCTTTTTTCCACCCTGGCACTGCGACTTCTATACGATAGTCTCCTGCCTTTTCGATTAGGTTATATCTAGGATATGCTGCATCCGTATAAGACGGCAGTGTAGGCATATCCAATCCAAGCCAAAATTTGCTTAAATCTATACTCATAATTTTCTCCATAATTCCTTTTCAGTAAATAATTCACGCCTCCTTACGGTAGACGCACCAATATGCAAGTGAATTCTATCACTTACTAAATAATTATATCAAAAATTAACCTTGATGTCAAGAACTATTTTTCAGAGTCATCAAACTCTAGTAGACCTTTGTCTTCAAGATAATCTATCGTGCTTCTAATTCCAACTTGTTTTCCTAGTGTCCAAGCAATACCTACACACATAACTACAAATATTCCATAACTTATATCATTTTCTATCATAGATAATATTATAGCAACTTTCCGAGCATAAGTCAAGAACTAAGTTCAACATACCTAAAAATAGTTCTTGACATTCGATTAAAATTTTTGTATAATATAGACATATGAAAAGAACATGGACTACAACAGAAAAAGAATACATTAAACGGCATTACAATGTAAAGTCAACGGAAGATATTGCACGTGCATTGGACAGGAGTCCAGCGTCAGTCACCTCATTAGTATACTATCTAAGGAAACGTGGTTGGGCTTTTCACAGGAGGTCAGATGCCACGAGTTGATGCTAAGAACATGAGTTTCGAGAAAGCACTGAGAATCTTTCGCAAAAAGTGTGACAATGCTGGGATAAAAGAAGAAGTAAGAGATAGAAAATACTATGTCAAACCCAATGTTAAAAGAAATCAAGCGAACAATTATAGGAAAAGAACACGAGAGATAGAGGCACGAAAAGCATTTCAACTCGAAAGAAGATTACGAATCACAAAGAGAATCAGACCTCAACGAAAATCAACTTCAAAATAACACTAAATTTCACAATCCTCACAGAAAGAATAAAATATTTTATTATCATCTAACCCCGAAACAACACACAAAATCATACCCCTAGGAAAAACACTTCTTGCATTATGATAAAAGTTGTGATATAATAAATGTATAATTTGATATACAGTCAATACAAACTACCAGTTACACTGGTTCTTCCTAACTGATACTGAGAGCTTGAACGAAGCGAAGCGAGAGTGAAAGCGAGTATTCAAATCTAGGAAAGAGATACAGTGTTAATTGTATAATCAATATCAACAAGATACAACCAAGTATCGCTAAAGTCAACATCAACGACTTTATAAACCCACACTAAACACTAATTAATATAAAACCATCAAAAATCTACACAACTTGTGCCAATTCAAAATTTTTTAAGCACAAAAAAACCCAAACAAGTTGGGTCAAATTGTAAGTGATTCTCCCTTAGTCCCAGAAACTTCCTTTTGACTTCGGTACTTCACTCTGTAGCATTCTTAGTCTACGGACAGATATCAAGTCTTTGTGTCCATCAGCGAATTCTAGTCTTGCTTTATACCCGCTGGGACTTTCGATAAGTTCCAATACTTCTGCATACATTCCATGCTTGTCTATTGTCTGAAGGTTCTCTCCAGCTTTTACTAATTTACATACTCTCATATTCTCTCCTTTAATTTAAATAATACACTCTTTGGTGCTTTTTCTAGTCCTGCAAGTGTGGTTTCTAGTCTCTCTTCTAACTCGGTTACAAGTTCTAGTTTGGTGACTGGTTTTGTACCCGCTTTGGTTGTGTACTCGGTTTTTCTGTACACTCCTTCTCTTGATAGTTTTCCTATAATAGATTTTACACTCTTGTTAAGTTCTTCTGCTAATTCTTCCACAGTTTCTCTAGTTGGTTCTAATCTATACTGGTTTACTATATACTCTACTTGGTCTTGTGTGTAGTTAACTGCCATTTCTTTTTCTCCATTGTTTATCTGCTGTTCTTTTGAACGACCACTCTAGGATTCTATTAACTATCCTTT